CGCCACTACGAGATGGGATTTGACCGCACCTTTACCGAGAACAACCTTTTTGCAACGTCGACCAGAGTGAAGATACATAAAGTACTTCGCCCAATCGCGCTTAGCATCAAGATATTCCGGTTCACTTCCTCTTTGATGCCATTCAAAACCGTAATGCAAGGATGCATTATCGAAATTGATATGTAACATCTTGGAAAGATGTGACAGTTTCTTCCGCATTGAACGGGAAATCGCTATACCATCTTTACGATTTTGTAAAGGTGACATGACGATAGATCCGTCCAATTGGAAGTTACCAAAAGGTTCCTCCGTACGATGCCATAATCCGAGTGCCTTTGTCGGATTAGATGGATACCAGGCTGCCGGCACCGACCCATAAACTTCGTACCACAAAGACTTAAAGGAAGGATAAAGAGACGATAATCTCGATAATTTGTTAACTATCGTGACAACGTCCATTTCATCCTCGGGGTATCTGAAATCGTATGATTCAGCATAACCCGACTCATCAAAATAATGAGCTCCACAGGATTCTCGGTAAGAGTCATCAATGTGAGTTTTCCTCTCATTGACAACAAAACCGACATCTGTTAAATCTTTGACCAGTTCGTACGCGAATTCATTTGGTATGACAATGTCATCACCAAATGAGCTTCCGGTAGGACTGTATGTACGAATTAGAGCAGTAAGGATTAGGCTCATCAATTCGAACGTAAAACCGTTGCCCATACTTGATACCTTATTGATAACATAATAGTTATCATCGAGTCCAAGAGTCATTTGACTACGTGACTGATCAATTAGATCATAAACACGCTTGGGTAGCAGATAACGGACGAGAGATGTAAGGATGCTATCACTAGCATCTTTAAGATCGATCGTGGCAAAGATTTTGTCACTGATCATACGTTGGTGCACTTTGGCCAACGTATTTAGATCGATTCCGTAAACGCGTAAGCATTCACGGATGCCTAAACCAATACGTCTCTGGGTGAGGATGTTAGCTAACGGTTCAACGCAAATAGGACGGTCTTTAAGATTATTCTTAGGAACCGTAGTAAACCTATTCCCGTTTACCATTTTCGTTACACAGAACAGCTTAAATCTGAAAATCTCGCGATACGGTTTCTTCTTATTTCTAAAAAGATTCCATAATTTGCGATCAGACTGACGCTTATCTATGCGGCGAATTGCTAACAGCTTCTTGTAGCGTTGTCTCATAGCAACTTTTAATGCGCGATGATAGTACACAGTACTACACCACAAATCAAAGTTGTCAGGAGTGCAAGTCCATACTGACTCAGAAAGCTTAGATTCTATTGAATTTCGGCCTTCGGTAGGTATAAACTCACTTCCGTTGGTAAAACTAACGGGTCCTAACTGAAATCCTTTTAGGATTTCATGAATGAGAAGACGAGCTACGGCCCAGTTGGGTCTGAGCAGGTTTGATCGCCTGAGGGTGTCGTCGAAACTACACCACTGTTCCCAAGCGGCATTTCGCCGCTCGGCTGCTTTGGTTGAGTCTGGGCGCTCCAGTTTAGCTTGAAATCGCCTAATAGCGAGTTCTTCAGGCTGTGACACGTTTTCCCGATTAGGAAAAACGTAATCACAAAGAGCGTTGCCCACAGCATTGGTCGTGCCTTTTCCCATTGTCTTTCAGCCTTTCCTTTCATACAACAACTCCTTTGAAAACAGATCCGGTTAAGGTTCTGTAATCGCGGGAGCTGACGTAGGATTGAAACCTTGAAAGACATTCTGTGTCTGCCACGCAGCAATCTGCGCAGCAAGTCCAGTAAGGAATTGGTTCAACCGAGTTTTGCTCTCTAAAGTGCCGCTTACTCGTAAGCGACAACTTATGGCATCAGAGGCAGCTACACCTCCAACCGTGACGTTGTTATTGTCATTGTAGACAATCTCACACATCAGATTGGAGACCGAGACGCCGTTTAGCGTCTTGCGTGCACTGGAGTTCTTGAAACGTACGGTAAAATCCGGTTTAGCTGGATTTGCATACGTTTGTCCAGATGCGTCCTGCTTTTGAAGCGATAGTGTTACGACAGCCATGTCATGGCCTTTCT